TTTGTTGATTAAATGCTTTGTTTCTATTGATTTCATAGACATCATATCTGCGTCTCGTTATTTTCTGATGTTTCCATCAGCACTGACTATATTTTAATGATTTTGTAAAAATCATTATATCTCTTTCGGTTTTCATAGGCGTCGTTTCCTATCACCTAGCTGTGTACTAATAACAGCCCTACTCCCCTGCTTTTCAACATAAGGGATAGTCGATACAGGCTTCAAATAACATTTTTCCAAGTTTGTCTTTTACATACTCTTAAAATAATTATTTCACTCATATAAAAACTCCTTTATATGGATGAAATGTTATTTGATTCCCACGGGGTTTCCATGTTTATATAACATTCATCACATCTTAACATCATATCATCATGTCATATAAATTTAGGATTCACCGTTAGCATTTTAATTCTTTTTATCCGAAGAATTAAAATACCCAGCTAGTAAGCTGAAAAGATATATTAGCCCAAACACTTCAGGCCTAACGCAACAAGATCCAGATATTGATCAGCAAAATTTTGTTTTAAAAGCGAATCTAGATATCTACAAAACTGCCATGTAACACCAACGCCAGATAATTCCTTATTTGGATAATCAGAAGATTGATTATTGATTACAAAAGCATAAGGATTGTCAACTTCACAAATGTGGTGATCGAAAATAATTACTGTACTACCATTATCTTTTAGTTTCTTACACTCTTCTATATCATTGCTTCCTGCATCCGGAATTAAAACAAGACCAAAAGATTTTGGAAGTAATTCTTTAATATGATCATTTAACCCATGCTGTTTTCCATTATGCAAACTATAGGTCAAATATTGATTAGCCCAATCTGGAAAAATATCATGGAGATAATTAATTAAAAGTGCGGCAGAAGTAAAGCCATCACAGTCAGCATCAACGATTACAATAGCAGACTGGCCTTCTTTTATTCCTTTTAAGAGCGCGGCGGCCGCCCCTTGTAGTATTTTCTATCCGAAAGCTAATGGTGAATTTATGTCTGCGTCAGTAGTATGTAAATAATGATTAATTTCATCATGTAGAATGCCTCTGTTGGTTAAGACCTGTTCAATCGCAGAATAGTTTGGATTAATGGTCCCTCGTAACTGATATTTCATTTATTAAAAATTCTCCTTTATTATTATTTCTTATATTATATAAAAAAAAATGGGGAATGTCAAATGACATTCCCTAAGAATTATTAAGTAGTGAGTTCTATAATTGCTTGTTCTTTTACTGAGACTATGATAGAATTAGCTGTGGAATATTTAGACTTTTTATCAATGATTAGCTCTCCTCCGCGGCGACAGCTTAAACGGGATCCCCCAGTGTTATATAGTTTCTCTATTACTATATAGTTGTAAAAATGTTTCTTTGCCTTTATCTGTTGGAGAATCTTTATAATCTAATAAATTATTTCTATCGACTATAAAAGATATTTGCACATATTTTCCATATTTATTGTAAATATCAATAAATTTTTTAGTCCAATCTGCCCAATCTTGACCAAAATCTTCATGATATTGTTTATCATATCCAATAATAATCTCTTTTACGCCTAGCGAGTAAAGAAGATTAAACTGCTGCCTGGAGAAATTGTTTCCGCAGACAGCACATGTAATATCATTGTTTAGCCCAAAATAGCTACTAAATTGTAAACAGCTTTTTTCACCCTCAAAAACGATCGCAGTGCCGATAGTTTTAATATTATTTTTAGACCAGTTTAAATTATAAAGATTAAAGCCGAGTGGGTGATTCCATAACTTGCCATCAATAAAAGCTGGCCTATATTTGCCGTATTGCTCTTCTTCTTTTATTAAGGTTCTTTCTCTAATACCAATTAAGTTCCCATTAATATCATAATGAGGAATTACAATACCCTGATTAGCTGGATCATAGCAAATTCCTCTAGCATCACAGACTTCTTTAGTAATACCATCTCTTTCCCAATTTAAGTATCGAGGACGTGGCAAATGTCTTAAAATTTTATCATCAAAAGTCTTAAATTCAACACGTTTTTGCTCTTCATAAACTTGATTAGCTTTTTCATATTTATCAAAAATTTGCCAATCCGGAGACTTCTGTTGTTCTTCTGAAAAATAACTCTCAAAATCAAGAGAGAAGTAATTTATTATAAAAAGAATTGCTGTGTAGAGTGTCCATTCTTGATGCTCTAACTTATGAATTTTAATTAATAATTCAAAAATATCAAAAGTGCTATTACATTCGGTGTAACACCTAAACAGTTTTGTATTATCATAGTAATAAAGCTTATGTGAATTGCCGCCATGACAGATTGTTCGACAAATTAATGTATTGTCTTGACGGTGGGGTTCACCGCCAAGATTAGCTACAAGATTTTCTATTTGTTCAAGACTTAAGCTATTTTTGATTTCATCTTTATCTAGCATTAAAAAGCACTCTCTTCTTTATTAGGTATTACATTGATTTTTAAAGCTGGGATATCAATCAACTGGTATTGATAGTCAGTAACAAATCTAGGAGTAATCTTACAAGTACCTTTATTTGAAGTGCACCACATCAAGATATCCTTATATCTACCTCGTCTATTTTTATAAACAGAGATTTTTGTATCTGGCATTGGGAAGCCATTTTGATTAACAAGATCTTTTAATGCTTCTTTGTCTTCTTGAGAAACATCTAGCATAATTTCGCCTAGATCAACCTTATCAGCAATACTTTTTGCTCCTCTTAATAGATTTTGATCATAAACTTGTGCCGTTCTATATTCTGAATTTAACTGCGTTGAAGTTTCAATAAAGACTCCATTTTCAACAGCTAAATCCTTTAGTCTAACAGCTATCATAAAAAGAACATTATCTTCTCGAAGTCCTTTAACGTTAGCTTTTCCACTAACCTCTCCCAAGATTTTCATACTGCTATGAATATAGTCGTGAAAGAAATATCTAGCTTTATATTCTCTTACGCCAAATTTAATAGTATTTTCAATATCTTGTAGACTAAAATCTGGAAGACGCTTAATCTGAATTTGTGAATCCTCCAAGACAGCGGCCGCATGTCTAACCCTATCAAGTTCACCATTGACATACTGATTATAGATGATATGATCCTCATTAACATCAGCAATAAAAGCAAACATCATAGTTTGAATTTCGTCTATCTGCTGCTCTGTTGTAATATAAATTACAGGCTCCTTAGTTCCATTTGAAACCCATTTACCATTAATAAATAATTCTCCACATCCAACAGTGCAAGCATCTGCAATCATAGCTCTTGTTTTACCAACTCCAGTGGCAGCAGATCTTAAGTAAAGCTTTCCTAGGCGGGCGCCGCGAGTAATTGAATTAGATAAATCTCCATAGAGTGGATAGCCAATCTCAGGGTATTTCATTAATCTATCAATTAGATCATCCGCTCCGTCTCCGGCTTGAACAAAACTATCATCTGCGTTATCAACATATTTTGCTTTAATACGCTCAATTCTAGAGTCGATTTGTTCAGCAATTTGTTCTATTGGGGTATTATCTAGCCAATCTTCTTGGGCTTGTTTCTTTTTTTGATCAAAAATATTATCAGTATCATATAACCAAGAAAGATTCATTCCTGCTTGCTCTTGATACATACGAAGAAGAGTCATTTTCTTCATACGTTTATAGTAATAATCAAAAGCAGCTAATTGTGTCGTTGAGCTTAATTTTTGAAGGTATTCGGCTCCATTATTGGCTCGATAGATACCCAACATCTTAGTTCGTTGGCCAAGATAATCTTCAATAGTAGAAGGATTAATTTCTTTTGCGCCGAGTTGATGTAGATTATATATAGAACTAAAAATTACTTTATGAATATCTTCTGTAAAATCCTCAAGATTGAAAGTATACCCTTCGTTATCAAGTAAGGCAGGATTTTGATATACATCACCTATTACCTGCATACAAGCCGGAATATCAACATATTTCCCCATTACTCTTCCTCATCTTCATCTTTTTCAAATTCTAATAAACGCGGCGGCCGCACATACATTCTGGGAGAAGGGATCGTAACTTCTTGAGTAATTACTTTAAAATCTTCTATCCCTTTGTTTTTTTGTTGTGCTAAAAAAATATTATAATAATAGTTATAAGCATCCTTATAAATGAAAGGAATAATACCTATTCCGCCATTTGCTTTGTCTGTTGATTGCCCTCTAACTTCATAAAACCATTTTAAAGAGCGCAACATGCCACTGTAAGTGAAATTATAGTTTTTATGGTATTCCTCAATTTGTTTCTTAACTTTCATAAAATTATAATCATCACCAAGAAGTTCTTTTATATATGTAATTAAATCTCTTAAATCTTTTTCTTCTTGTGATAAGCTTTTATCATGCTCTTCAGCACAGTGTTTATGGGCATACCGACGGCCTATTTTTACGAATTCTTCTTTTGGATTATTTCGATCAAATTGTTCTCCACAATATAAACATTTGACCCAGGCTTTTGTCATTTCTTTATCACCTCTTCTTTTGGTTTTATTATATCATAAAAATACAAAAAAGTCAAGGGATAAAAGTATCCCTTGACAATAAATAAGAATATGGTAAATAAATTACTCGTTAGCAGCAATGAGTTCTTTTAAATCAAAAACAATAAGTGAAATCTGCTCAGCCTGTGTTCTGGTTGCATTATTGATCTTTTTGCCCTTACCGAGATATTTTTCGACAATCTCTGTAATTCTAGGAGCATAAAAATTTTCCATCTTAGCAGGATCTTTTTCAGCAAGGCTATTTACGATAGAATTAAATTCATCCATTAGGCTATCAAAATCTAACTCTTCATTCACATGATCATCTCTCTTGTCTGTTACAAACTCGCCATTTGTATGCTTAGACTCTTCGTCAATAGCATCATTCAGAGCTTTAACAAGGGCTTCGTATGAGAAATCAACCTCTGGCGCCATATATTTGAAGCGGCCGCCGCAGTCAATAGTATTATCAAGAGAACGAAGAGTTAAAACTCTCTTTGGCTGATCATTGCGAATTACAATATGAGCATAGGCATAAATATCAACCATATCTTTAATAATTTCGTTGTACGAATTACTAAGAGTCGGTACTACTTGATTATACTGAGTGCCATCTTGTCTGGTAAAAGTCTTATCTTTATCATGAGAAATAAAGAGGACCGCATATCCCATCTGTGTAATAGAACGAAAAGTATCTTCAAGCTCTCTCTTTACTCTTGTCCATCCCTGTCCATAGGGGATCTGATTGAGGGTATCAACTCCGGCTTGTGCAATAATATATTTTTCACAGGCAGCTGCAGCAATATCAATAGTATCAATAATAACAGAATGGAACTTTTCTTTAACCTCTGGCTTCTTTAACTCGCGGAGCACCATTCTCATTTCAGCCCAGCTAGTAATATCCTGTGCATAGACGCCAGGTAATGCGTTATATCCTCTCTCAAATGCCAGAATCAGTGCACCTGGCATTTTTGATCCAAAAGTAGTTTTACCAATTTTAGCTGAACCATATAGATATGTAATGTAACCAGAAAGATCACGACTGACCTTATGAGGTTCTAGACTTAATATATTAATTCCCATTATTTATTCTTCTCCTATTTTCTTAATCCATACTCATAGTTTGATAAGAATAGGGAGCGAGTATTACCTCACCCCCTTATGATTAAAAGTTAAACTTTCCCTGTGGAATCTGTGCGGCAGGAGCTGTCTTTGGTGCGGGAGAGCTATTACGAGTTGCGTAATACTCATCGCTTCTTTGCTTTACCTCTGCGAGCATTGTTTCTCTGTTCTGAAGAGCCTTCTGGATGTCTTCAACTGTCATTAATCCGTCATCGCCAAAAGAATAAGGCTCTCTCTGCGCGCCTGTAATAACCCATTCACGGATTCTTCTCTGACGGGTATCAACTGCGGCTTCGCCAAATGCAGACTCTGTTTCATTCTGAATCAACTGAGTTCTATTAACAATCTTGCCCCAGACCTTTGTATAAATCGGCTCTGACTGAGAAACACCAAGCTCTTCAAAATAACGAATTCCATCTTCATTTCTCATGATAAGAGTTATGGGAAGGATATCATTTCTAAAATTGAATACTGCACAACGGATCTGAGCATAATCACCGTCATCATCTTCAACCCTATTAACCTGTGTAATAAGAGCATCAACCGTAAACTTATTTCTGTCTACGCCCTCTGGATTAAGATCATTTACGATAGAAACAAAACCGCCTTCATTTCTCATCTGAGACACAAGCTGATCCTGCCCCTGTGGATAAAAATCATTCAGAGCCAAAGATGGGGTTGTGCGAACCTTCCAAGCAGCATCATGCCCATCTGCAACAATTGTCTTACCTTCATCAATAATTCTCTTTAAATTTGCATAAGTCTGATTAGGCTTACCCTTAGAGGTCATTTCTGTCACATAAGTATAATGCACTGTAAGAACATTCATATCGTCTTCAGTTGTAGCAATATCCATTGTTCCAGAAATAAACTTAGTTCCAGGATACTTAGATCTATCTCCTGTCACCTTCTCCTTCAGATCATGCTGATAAATTCTACCTTCAATCTGTTCCTGATTTACATTCTGTCTCATTAGACTTCTCCTTATTTTCTTTTGATATAAATATTATATCAGAATTTTTAATTATTGTCAAAAGTATAATTAATACCTTTATTAGTGATTTTATAAACAGTAGGATTAGAGCCAGATTTTTCAACATATCCATCCGTTACCAGTTTCCGCATAGAACCAGAAACAGATCTTGAGCCAACCCCAAGGGACTCTCCAATCATTTTTGCTGAATAAAGTTCTCCAGGCTTAGTTTGAAGAAATTTTAGAGTGGCCGCCCCACTCTTTGTCATTTCTGTGTTTTTAATAGGCTTGACAATTTCATCATAAAGCTTACCAAAATCTTCTTTAGAGGTAATATTTATAGCTTTTTCAATAAACTCTTCTTTTGTCATAATTCTTTAATATTTTCTCCTTTATTATTATAATAATATTATATCAAAAAATTGTTTAATTGTCAAATTCATTCGTTTTTATATAAAATAAGATCTTCTGCAAGATATTTCCAATGAAGAGGCTAACCGGACCATCTTCTTGTATATGGGACACATCCTGTTTGTCCAATATAGGCTTTATTATTTATTTTATTTCTATGACAATAAATTGTGTAATTCGTATCCATTATCATATCCGTTATGATAGAAGATAAGATCTTCAGCGTAAGGCAAAGATTGACACCATTTTATAAAACTATCCCATTCGTATTTTAATCTATGATTTTTTCTCCAATAAACAATATTACGAAGATTGGAGTAGTTCATTGTGACGGTTCTTGTCTGTAGCCAACTTTCTGGGAGGATTCTAATTAATTCTTTCCAATACTTGATATCTTTTGTTTCATTATATCTTTTGCGAAGTGTCTCACAGATTTCAATTATTCCATCCCAGCACTCTTCGGTTGTATCATCAATAGCATAAGGCTCTCTGTCAAAGACTTTTAATGTTGCATAATCATCCATCTCAAAACAATCTCTTGTTATTGGAGTGGATGCTAATTTATGCATTTTGCTAGTAGAATTTGCTACGGTGCCGACCTTGTAGGTATCGAACTGGTTCCACCAGTACTCTGGAGCTGTGATATCAACAGATACAAAGATTTGTCTTAAAAATTTATCGTTTGGGGAGCCTGCGGCGATCATGCGCTGGGCGAGATCCATATCAACAGGTCCGATAAAGGCATATGTTACACCTTCATTTTTAGGGTCGTTGTTTATGATACCATTTTTCCAAAGCCATTCATCTGTTTTATCTAATTCTGTCTGATAATCATTTGGTTCATCCTGTTCTGAATCAAAAGGATTATAAGTGGGGAAAATTTTTTCTAGCCAAGCATAAAGAACTTCTGTATTTTCATCCCCATATATAGCAGAAATTCCAAATTCACTATCGGACTTTGCCCATGATTCAAGAGGATTTCTTAGTCCATGAAAAGCTGATTTCCAGCCATATGTTTCTGAATGTAAAAACTTCATTTATTTCCACC